GGTTCGTAGTCGTGGCCATTGAGACTGACAACGCAAGCGGTTATCTCTTGCGCGATTTGCGCGTCTTGATTTTCCAACGCCGTGCGAATCGCATCCGAAATACTCTGCGCCTCCGCGAGACTGTTCAGCGACCACGCGTCTACCTGCACTCGCTCATTGTCTGCAGGAGCGTGTAGGTCGAAAACAATCGTAGGCGATCCTGCTATCGACTGGAACGTCGCGCATGGCATCGACGCGCCAGAGGTATTGTCCTGCGGCACGTTGCCAGCGTCATAAAAGCGGATGCTTGGCGGACTGGTGCCAGCATTGAGCAATGCAATCACGCCTGAGTCCGCGGCGCATATTGAATAGATGGCAAGCGCGCTGTTCACCAGATTGCCTCTGCGACGCTTGCCGCGAGCGTGTCTCGAAATACGTCGATGGCCGTCGTCTTCTGCGCCTCGAACGCCGGGCGCATGAACGGCCGAGCCGCCATCTTGGATGTTCCGAACTCAAGGAACCGCCAGTAAAACAATTGCCCGGAGATGTCGAGCCGCTCTACACCAGCAATCTTGCGAAGCATCGCCGCGGTCCGACGCTGCTTGCTCGATAGCTTTTTGATCCCGCGCACGCCTATGGCGTAGTGCGCTGTATCCGCATCGGATGAGCGCTTGAACACTGCGATATGGTCTTGCAGTTCACCGGAGCGAACCGGCGCTCGCGCAATGGCGTCCTCTTTGATTACGTTGGCAGCCGCGAACGTCGCCTGTCGTAGATATTTTTTGGCGATATTGTCGGGCAGATTTTTGAGCGCTTCGCCCAATGCATCTAGACCGTTGACGGTGACTTGGCTAATCATTGCAGTGGCGCAGAGTCCTTAACGATTTCCCATGCGTACCCCGAGCGGATCTCTTCGAGGCTGAATTGCGAAGACGCGAGCATTTCGGCCCACGCCTGTCGGTCTGGCCGGTCCTGCATTTTCCAATCCGATGCAGCGATGCCGTAGGCCATCGAGCCTTTGTCGCGCGCGATGGTCGGTCTGCCAGCGAGCAAAGAGTCGACGCCGGTGTTGCTGTTGAACGTGACCACTACCGCCGCGCCCTCGATTGCCTCAGCGAGCGCGTTCTCAAGGATCTGCGCGCCAGTAGGCTTGTCGAACTGGCCATGCATGACAGCGACCGGATGGCGCCGGAACATGATCGGCAGCCCATAGCGTGAAATGCCCGTAATCGCCTCCGCGTACCAGCGATCTAGGTCGACGCCCTCGACGGCCGCATCTCCCTTAACCTGCCCGATCAGGAGCGCGTAGACGCCATTTGCGACCCACGGCCGCGGCAGCCCCCTGAACCTCTCAAGCCGGTACGGAATCGCGCGCCAACGCCGCGTAGCGTGCCCGTTAATGCCATTCCAGCCGAGCGACGTCCACTTCATGCGCTCGATAAACCCGCGCTCCATCACGAGAACCTCTTTGCCCAGGGCGCGCAGCGGCTTACCTATGCGCCAGCCCCAACACGCGCATACGGATTCGTCCGGAACCCGGCGTTCGGATTCGGAATATATCCGCGTCGTTATCCCGTGTTTCGCGAGACCCTGACTCAGCGCCTCAGCGTGCGCGAACTGGTGTTGCAAATCGCTGATTACGATTCCTACCCTCACTGCTGCACCTTCTAGGTAATGCGGATTTCTACAATTCCTTTCAGGCAATCGTATTCGACGAAATTGCCGTATTTGATCGGCACGCCGTCTGCATCGCGCGAGACCTTGAATACTTCTCCCTTCTCGTCGTCGCAAATCGATGCCGCTATCCAGTCGCCGTTCAAGTAAACGTCGATGATGGCGCCGCGCTCGCGCAACTTCATGTATTCGACGTAACCTTCGTCCCCTGGTCGGTTGCTCAGTCTCATGAGCGCACCGCCTCGACGATCAGCGTATGTCCGTGCGACCCCTCGATTACCTCAGCCGACACGCCGTCGACATCGAGCTGAGTCCACCAGCGCACAACGGCCCATCCGCATTCGCGAAGCAAGTCGCCGAATTGCTGCTTCGTATAGTGCCGCTTGTGAAACCCTTTGTTCGTGAGCAGCTCATACGGGAAAACGTCCTCGTTCGGCACGCTCGCGAGAAGCTTTCGCGCTTTCGTTTGCCTCAGCACATACGATGGCACGTCGAGATGTTCGATTGTTTCGAAGCACACGAGCACTTGCCCAATGTCGAACTCACATGCTGTGATGTCACGGCAAAAGAAACCTGCACCCTTGCCGCCGTAGTTAAGCCGAGCGTATTCGATTGTTTCCTCGTCGATGTCGTAGCCGTAAACCACGAGACCGGCGTCGGCCAGGATGCGCGAGCCGTAGCCAACTCCGCACGCCGCATCGATAACGATGCTTCCATGGTCCAATCTTTGCGCAGCCCATTCGTACCGCGCTACATGATCGCGGCGAATGCCGTCGACCGTCTCAGAAACTTGTCGTTCTCCTGATTCCAACATGGTCTAAGCCCTCCTGAGGCTATCCCGTGTTAATTCCAGATTCTGCAAATATCGAAAGGAAACGGCCGCGGCGTTGATTATCCGGAATCCCCTTTATATCGAGCGGCAGTCCCTTCCACAAAATGCGCATGTTCGAGTTGAGATCTCCGCGCCACCGAATCCACACGGTATATTCATTGCCGCTGAGTTCCTGTTCGGAGTTATAGCGTTCGTTCGCTCGAACCGCATCAACTGCCGCCCATACGGTAGCAAAATCGACCCAAGTTATGATAGTCCCGCCAGCGGCATTGCGTGTCTGCCGCTTTGTCTGAAACGTGATGCGCTGATCGAGCCTGCGAACGTCCGTCGTTGCAAGGATGCTCACGGCGTCAGACTCCACGACATCGTGTAGACCTTGAAGTTGTACAGCAGCCCTTCGATGGCACACTGAAGCTGCTTATATTTGTCCGGAGTCATCGGGTCGTAGAGCTGCTGCACCCGAAGCTTGATTGCATTTTTTATCGATTGCGGAACGTTCGCGCGGTAGTCAGATGGCACCGGGGGCGAGCCGCTGAACGTCGGCATATAGCCTGCCTTGTACGTAATGATTACCGCATCGGTGCGCTCGTACGTCCATGGCCAAATCTGCCCATAGACCAAATCGATTCGCGCCGGTTCCGCATCGTTCGACACTTGATAAAACGAAGGGTCAAGCGTTTGAAGCGTGTCGTTCTGATCGTAATATTGCACCGAGACGAGAGAGATAAACGGCGACGACTTCGGCAACTCGATGTAATACGGCTTGAGGTAGTCCGTCAGGGTCTCGTCGTAGAACCGGCGCGGCAAAAAGAAAATCCGATCGGTCGGGAAATATGGAAGCTTGTAAGCCAATGTTTGCTCGATGATCGCGCGGCGCGTCAGTTGCTCCGCATATTCGCGCGCTGCCTGAATCTGCGACATCAACAGCGCATCATCCGGATTCGTCGGCGGCGAGCCGGTCGCATCCAAACGCAAATGCGCGTAAATCTCTGCGAGCGTGATCGGCTCAACTGGCGGTTGTACTGTTACCGATAGACGCACGGCGCAATTCCTCTTCCAAGTTTCCCATTGGGAAACACTGCAAAGCGCTGCCCGGCGTGCAATTGATTATTTCAACGCCAGCCGGGAGAATTTTCGCGAGCTTCTCGAACTCGGGAATGAACAAATTACGGTGAACGTTTGGGTCCGCGTCTGTCAGTCCTGGGGGATGACTCCCGAACCAATGACCGCCAGCCATATCGAACCCGCAAAGCAAAATCCTTGTCGCGCCAGCATGAATCGCGATGCTGACTGCCTGATAGCCGGAATTGTTTCCGGTGCGGATATATTCCGAATCCGTTTCGAGACCTGACACCAAAGGGTTTCCGATAGTGTTGTCTCGATGCGTGCGCAAGCAGAGCACTGCCGGGAACGGGACAGAATCGTCAATCGTCACTTTCAAGCCGCGAAACTTGAGCGCCCAATTCGCATGGTGCATCCACCACGTATAGTCGCAAGCGTAAAGCATGTGCGCCCATGGCGCGAGCCTCGCGGTGTCGTTGACCGCTATCGTAGGAACCTCATACGCGCGAACGGTGTCGGCGACATCCTTCGACATCGACGGCCCTGAAGCGAGAACGGCGATTGCTCGCCGTTCCCACATTCGCGGTACTTTCCACCACGTCGCCATTTAGCAGGAGACGATCTGCACCACGCTTGCATCCTGCGCGGCCGGACCGTTGAACGGGTCGAAGCCGAGCAGCAAACCTGCAACGAGCGATGCGGCCGTGCCGCCAGTAATCGACAACCGAACAAAGCGGAAACCGTTCGCGACGTCGATGTTGGCCGTGTCGAAGTTGATAATCGCCTCTTTGTTGTCGTCACTCGCTTTGAGAAACTGAGTGATCGACGAGTTCGGGACGTCCTTGGCACCGGCACCACCGGAGCTTGTCGCCTGTTGAAGCTTGGCGTCGACCGTGGCGCTTGATCCTTCGACGCCAGCCATAATGACCGCCATGAAACGGCGGAACTTTGATGCGTCGGCCCAACCAGTCGTGCCGGTCGAACCTTCGCTGAGCGGAGAGAGGGGAGCCGCCGCAACCGCTGCGCGGTCACTCGGTAGTGTATTAACTGACATTTTTGCATTCCTCTGAAAATTGAAAAGGGATTTTGTAGCGAGACGCGACGGCCGAAGCCGCCGCGCCTATTTTTCGATATTACGGGCCGCGTGCTGCCAGGGTCGTGAAACAGCTCAGGGTGTTGGAGCCGTTCTTTCGAGCGATGGAAGTCGTCCACCACGGTTGACCACCAACACGGATAATGAAACGGAACGCCGTGATGTCGTAATCAAACCACAAGTGAATCGAGATATCGGCACGCAAGCCGCCCGCCTTCGTCAAACTCAAATAGCTGTTGAGGTCGGCGAAGATGATGTCGCCCTGTGCGCCGAGCTGCTGACACGCTTCGGTGACGAGGATCGGACGGCCGAGCAGCGTCGCGTACGGCGAACCACTCAAACCACCGGGCGGCATGTAGACCGGAAAAACGCCCGAGTTCGAGCCGGTAATCTGCAAGTTCTGCAGTTGCGGTTCGAGATCCTGGTTAATCAGCCAGACGGCCGTTTTGCGGCATGGTGCATACATGCGCGCCCACATTTTATTAATGTTCGCGAACACAACCGTGTCGTTTGCCTGACCCGATTCCTTTGCTACCGAGATCAACGGCCCGGAGTTCAAAATGCCGAGCGGCTGACCGGCACCAGTGCCGTTAATCAGCGCGTCCGTAATCTTGAAGTTGATTTTGTCCGGCGCCTTTTTGTTAAGGTAGTTCGTCATCGAGGCGGCGTCTTCGAGCAGCTCGTCGGTGACAGGCACGAGCGCCGTAAGCTTGTTCGCCTTCGTGGTCAAGTTCTGCAGAGCAGGCTTTGACTGCGTGAACTGCGCGGCTTCACCTTCCCAATACGCTTGGATGCCGCCGCTGGTTTGCCATGGCGTGGTTTCGTCCTTCGGCACGGTGAGGCTGTTGCTCGACGTGATCTGCTGATCGGTCATCCCGAGCAAGGAATCCTCGCCCATCACCTTAACCATGATGGCCTGACGGAACTCCGGAGGAACTGCGAAGCCGCCATCGGCGCCGCTACCCTCCTGCCCGAACGTGGTCGGCGCGTTCGCAATCAAACGCGGGTCGACTGCGCCGCCCTTTGCGGATGCGTTGACGACGCTCGTCGCAAACTCGCCGAAGGAACGGAAGCCCCAACGGCCGCGCTCTTCGACAAGCTCGATACGCGGCGTGCGCGATTGAATCTGACGCGCGCCGGAACGGTCGGCATTCTGCGTCTGCCGCGGT